AAATAAGGATGGTAAAAAATTATCAGTAATAAAAGACAAGTTAAAAGAATATCGTAAATGTGGATTAGAAAAAGATGGAGAGATGTCATACGAAAATTTAGTTTTCAAATTCTTGAGAAGATCCGGGCATGTAGAAAAGTTATTTAATACTCAAAATAAAATTTTAGACAAAGAATTATCAGTAGAAACCAATAACCTAAACTAACATATTTAAGTTTATTTTTATTAAAAAAATAACTAATTCCATTCTGTAATATATTTATATATAAAAAATTTATGGCAACAATTAATGCTAATGACTTTTACCAGTATTCTATTGACATACTTGGTAATTTTAGTGGAGGCACTGCGGCACCAGGTCAAACTGCTCCACACCCAATAACATATGTTGATGGTGATGTCATAAACGATTTGAGCGCCATCACTATTGGTGGATTTAATGGATTAAATAATTAAAAATATAATCAAAATAACATGGGACGATTAAAACCTATTGGAAGTGAAAAATTGGAAGGTCAGGCAAAAATAAACAGAATGTTAGAAATTGCCAGATTTAATGAAAACATTCCAAGTAATTTGAATGAAACGGCTAGAAGTGAATATGATATAAATTTAGCCGATGGTAATAAATATGAGATTGTGAAAGAAAGACAAGGTTACATTATAAAAAGAATGATTTCCGAATCGCAGTCTGAATATATAGAACCTATGAAAAATAGAAAATACTATTCATCTTATTCACAAGCATTCAAAAGATTAAATTTGTTAGCGGGAGAATTAAATAGATTGAATGAAAATGAAGAAGGTATTTCTTTATTTGGAGAACAAAAGAAATTCGTTTTACGGACACCTAAACCTGCCCCGCAAGATATTCAACCTGAACCTGCAGCACCCGCACCTCCACCAGTACCTTCACCTGAATTACCTCCGTCACCTGTCGGAGATGAAGGTGGAATTCCTGATATGGGTGGTGATGAAATGATACCACCATCTGATGATATGGGTGGTGATGAAATGATGCCACCATCTGATGATATGGGAATGGAAGGTCCTGACAATGGAGAACAAGTTTCATTTAGGACAATACAAAAATTGACTGGTAAGTTAACTCAGAAAATAAGAGTATTGGACAGTGAAGAAGGGATGACTTCCGAAGACATAAAGTATGTAATTAATATGGTATTATCTTCTTTGGATTTAAAAAGTTTATCTGAAGAAGATAAAGAAGATATATTAGGTAAGTTTGAAGAAGATTCTGAATCAGAAGAATTTGGAATGGAGGATATTACAAGTGATACTGAAGTTGAAGATATTCAATCTGATATGGATATTCCCGTTGATTCTGATGAGGGTGAAATGGCGGAAAGTTTCTACGAAGGAATTTTTGCGGAATCAAAAGTAGACAAAGTGTTATCAAAATATTTTGAACTAACTAAAAAAGAAATTTTAGAACACAAAAACAAAAGACAAAATAGACTTCAGGAAAGAAAACATATCGCTAAGAAAAAAATGAATGAAGTGATGGATTTATGTGAAACTATAGAGCAAGAATTGGCCTCTCACAAATTTTTGGAAGAAAACGCTAATTTCCATTTTATTGGAAAAACAAATAAGAAAAATTTAATTTTTGAGAAGAATGGGGAACAAAGAAAAATTACACCCAAAGGTTTTGTGATATGAGTTATTTGATTTATGTAAATGGTTTAGGTCCTAATTACAAAGGTGATAACATTTATGAATTCATTTTCTCAAATACTTTGAATGTGTTTGGTGAAAACTGGGAAAGTAGACCTTGTAATCAATACCCACAACCACCTGAAATAAAATATATCAAAAAAGTAGGAGTTTTGAAAAATACTGACATAGAGTTGGAATTGATTCAAAACTCCGATTTTTTTTCTATGATGGACGCTATGGATGATGTTGTCGCACTAGCGTGGGAAAAAGATGAATACGAAACTAAAAAACGATTGGTATTCAGATTTGGAGAGGAGGAACAAATAATAAAAGATAAACTCTATGAACGAGATCTTATCTTAGAATTTGAAAAAAATTTAGTATATGAAATCTAAAGAAAGAATTTCGGATTTAATGAAACGGGGGTTGTCAAGAAAGACAATATCAAAGTTAACTGAACAAGATATTGAAACTTTATATTCTAAACTCTTAGTAGAACAAGTAACTGAAATACCAACCAAGAAAACTTACAAGGTTGGACCTAAAGGTGGTAAGGTAGGTAATGTGGTTATTAGTCAAGATCCAAATACAAAAGAAGTAATGGTGACCGCAGAAGGAGGAGAGATGAGAGAAGATATGGAGGATTCTATGAATTTTGAAAAGGGTCAAAGAACTCAACAACCACACCAAGTTGGACCTTCTACTGACGATGGGTTTGGAAATTATGGTGATGGCACTGGAGAAGTTGGTGAAGGTAGAAAAAAGAAAAAAAAATACAATCCATGGGCGATTTGCACATCTCAATTATCTGATGAGTTTGGCACATCTGAAAGAAGCGAGTGGTCAAAAACTCAAATGAGAAAATATGAAAGATGTGTAAAAGATGTCAAAAAATCTTTGACAGAAGGGAAAAATCCTGTATCTTTGTTTTTGGAACAACAATTAACTAAAATTGTTATGAAACATTTACCACCAAAAATGACTAAAGGAGATTTAATGAAAATGATAAATGAAGCGCCTGCAGCGCCATCAGTAAAACCGGCAACCAAACCAACCACTAAACCTACAACTAAACCTACAACTAGACCAAATCCTTTCAAAAATCCAAATCCTGGAGAGAATCCCGCACCAAAAGCAGTTTCTCCTGAAGATGCAAAAGAAAAGGTTATTGATGTCATTATGAACATTCTTCAAAATAATTAAAATGAAAAGAAAAATTAAAGAACAAATAACATATGGAGACAGACCAGAAAGGATGGACCCTAATTTGGAAAGAAAATTAGGTGACCCTGAAGGTTTATACTCTCAAAATCCTGCAATGAGAAAAGGAGTTGCTGATGTCCAAAGATTAGTAAGTGATAGGTTCCAAAAAGTCGCTCAGAAATTGAGCGATGTTACAGGTATAGAAGATTTAAGTTCAAGACAAGTTCAAGGTATGGTTTTCCAAGAGATGATGGCAAAACTACCAAGGATTATGCAAATTGAAAGAAGACATAAAGAAGAACTTGAAATTTTAGCGGTAGATGCGGCGTTAGAAGAAACACAAACACCAAGTAATGTTTATCAAATAGATGCGACATTATCATCCCCAAGTACCGCAGGATTTAGAATGCAACCCCAAAGACCTCAGGAACCCGAGGAACCTGAAAGTCAAGAGATGGATTTTCCGTCATTTGACGTGGAAGATTTATCTGATGAAGAAAAATTCGAATTAGAAAAACACAAGAGAAATATAATAAATGCAATTGTCCAAGGAGCCGCAAAAAAGGGTCATTATTTATTTCAAAAACCAGAAATAAAAAGTCGTTTGGATGCAATTGACCCATCATTATATGGAGATTATTTAGGAATTATGGCAATAAATGATTTCCTATATTTTTCTATGGAACAAATGATAGAGATGATGAGTCAAAGTGGTCAGGGAATTGCAGGAAAAGTTGAATTGGATGATGCTGATGAAGAAGAACAGGAAGATGGTATTGATACAAAAATAGTTGCGAATGGTTTAATATTTCCAATACTATGTCATGAAGTTATCAAAGGTATTGAAGAGGCGAAGGCAAGACATGGACTACCTGATACTCCTGAAATGAGGCAAAGAGTTATGGGACAGACTGATGTATTATCTAATGAACCAATGCAACTCAGAATAGGACCTGAAATAGTAGAAAAAATCAGATTTGCACTTCCTGATGAAATGTATGATGAAGACAATAAAGGTCTGATAAATTTTTTCCATGTTGTTTTATATAAATTACCTGCAAAGGAATTTTTGGAAATCATAGGTAATATCATATCGGAAAATGAATCAAGACTTCAAAAAGGAAAAGACAGGTTCAGAGAATTAATGCAAGACGCACAAGAATTGAAAACTGAATTTGAAGAGTATAAAGAAGAACAGGGTATTGAGCCGGATGAAGATGATGAAGAAGATATTGATGATTTCCTGAAAAGCATTGGAATTGACCCAATAGGTCTTAATTAGTGAATTCAAAAGAACAACTTATAATTGAAGCTACGAAGTGTATGAAGGATACTCCTTATGCACTTCGTACTTATTTACAGACATATGATAATACAGTATCAAGATATGTCCCTTTAGATTTATTTCCTGACCAAGTTTCATTAATTAATGATTATGAGGAACATAATGAAAACATTGCCCTAAAATACAGACAAGCTGGAGTATCAACTGTAACCGCTGCTTGGGCATCCAAAAGGATAGTTTTTGCAAAAAAGAACAAACCTGAAAAAATTCTAATTATCGCCAATAAACTTGATACGGCCATGGAAATGGCCAATAAAGTTAGGGCGTTTACAGAACAATGGCCATCATGGGTAGGTGTTGGATTTTCACAGGAAAAAAACTCACAAAGACATTTCAAACTAACAAATGGATGTGAAGTAAAGGCGGTTGCAACTTCAAAAGATGCGCTTCGAGGTTATACTCCAACAATACTTATTTTTGACGAAGCGGCATACATTGAAGCCGACTCTGACTTCTGGGCGGCTTGTATGGCGTCCCTATCTACGGGAGGTAAAGTAATTGTTGTATCAACACCAAATGGATATGATGCAATCTATTATGAAATATATGACCAAGCATTACGAAATCAAAATGATTTTAAAATAACCGAAATGTTTTGGTATCGAGACCCTCGATATACCAAAGATTTATATATGGTGAAAACCAAAGACCTGATTCATTACCTACTGAATCGAGATGATTACAAACATGAAGAAGTTATTGATCTTTCAACTGAAAATCCATACGATAGAGATTTAGATAGAGTCAAAGATTTAATTTCACAAGGATACAAACCATGTTCGAGTTGGTTTGAAGGTATGGTTAAAAAATTGAAGTACGACAAACGAAAAGTTGCGCAAGAATTGGAATGTAACTTTTTGGGGTCAGGAGACAATGTATTTGACTCTGAAATGCTACAAAACATTTCAAGAAATATGTTGAAAGAACCCCAAGCCAAAATGATGGGTGGGTCACTTTGGATATTTAAGGAACCTGAAAATGGTCATAAGTATGTTATGGGTGTTGACGTTTCAAGAGGAGATTCAGAAGATTTTTCATCAATAGAAATAATAGATTTTGACGCAAGGGAACAGGTTTTTGAATATGTTGGAAAAGTTCCTCCTGATGTTCTTGCAGAAATCGCATATAAGTGGGGTGGCATGTATAACGCATATTGTGTTATAGATTTGACTGGTGGTATGGGAGTATCTACGGCTAGAAAGATGCAAGAGATGAATTATCAGAGTGGATTTTATATTGATGGTGTAGATACTCAAAATAAGTGGAAGTATGACCCAAAAATGAATGATAAAATTCCCGGTATAAATTTTAATAGTAAAAGAGTTCAAATCATATCATCATTTGAAGAAGCGATGAGACATGGTTTTAAAGTTTATTCTTCACGACTATATAATGAAATGAATACATTCATTTACATTAATGGAAGACCTGACCATCAAAAAGGTCATCACGATGATTGCATAATGGGAATATCAATGGCGATATTTGTTGCCGAAAAATCTTTTCAATCGTTAGAAAAAGTTACAAATCACACTAAAGCGATGTTGAATTCTTGGTCAACGGTTATGAATGAGAATAAAAATACTTCAGAATTTTTCAATCCCATGATTCCTCAAATGGGAAGACCAAATGAAATGTATAATAATGGACCGAGCAAAAAAGATTATGAAACTTATGGTTGGTTGTTTGGCGCTCGAAGATAATTCCTATTATAAAATAATGTAAAATTACAACTATTTATATTATTGATAATAGTAATTAAAATTGCTTTATGGAAGATAATAAAAATAATTTAACAGTTTGGCAGAGATTGTCCAAAACATTGGGCCCCAATTCTTTAATGAATCAGGACTATCCCATATTCAAATTAGATAAGAAGGAAATACTCAGAACTCAGAACAAACAAGATTATGAAAGAGAAAAGTTAGAGGCACAACAAACTTTTTATCTTGCAAATCAATGGGCGAAAGTCGAGAACAATTTATATTCACAAGCAATATATTACGAACCATCAAGATTGTCTGCTCAATATGATTATGAATCTATGGAGTTCACACCCGAAATATCTGCCGCACTTGACATTTACGCAGAAGAATCTACAACAACAAATGAAGATGGTTTTATATTACAAATATATTCTGAATCAAAAAGAATAAAGGCGGTTCTTGCCGACTTATTCAACAATGCTTTGGATATAAATACAAACCTTCCAATGTGGACAAGAAACACTTGTAAGTATGGTGACAATTTTGTTTATTTAAAATTAGACCCTGAAAGGGGAATTGTTGGATGTCAACAACTTCCCACAATTGAAATAGAAAGACATGAGATAGGAGTTGATAAGAAAATATCTGTTGACATCACCAAGAAAAATGACAAAGACAAAAAGGCTTTACATTTTACTTGGAAGAATAAAAATATGGAATTTCAGTCTTGGGAAATAGCCCATTTCAGATTATTAGGTGATGATAGAAAACTTCCGTATGGTACGTGTTTAAAATATGACACGAAAATAGATACTGAATTTGGAGTTAAAGAAATTAAAGACATTCAAAAGGATGATTTAGTTTGGTCATTTGATATAAATACAGAAACCAAGGTGTTATCTAAAGTATTGGACACCGTAAATTCAGGTAGTAAAATTTGTTATCAAATACACACTAAACATAATTTTATTGAATCGTCTGAAGAACATAAAATTATGGTTTTCAACGAAAATAAATTTATATATAAAAATACTTTGGATTTAAAAGTCGGAGATTTACTGGTAATTGATAACGTCAAAGGTAAAACAAAAAGTACACCTATAGATAAAACCAACCCAGAAGAAAATAAAAATGGATGGTTTAATTCGGTTGACTTAATACCTGATTTTGTGGATGAGGAATTCGCAAGATTTTTTGGATTTATGATTGGGGACGGGTGGATTTCCAACACAGGTGTTTACTTTGCGTTATCAGAGTATGATGAACTTAATGATTTTTATATAGGAATTTTAAATAAGTACTCTAAAAATCCGGTTAAAATAATTGAGGTCAACGGAAAAGAAACACAATGTATGGTTTGGTCCAAATGTTTAAAAACAATATTGGAACGAATGGGTTTTAACGGTAATGCCCATACTAAGAGGATACCCGAATGGGCTTATTATTCTGATGTTAAAATTCAAAAAGCTTTACTTGAAGGATTAATAGATGCTGATGGTTGGATTACACAAGATAAATGGTCAACACATTTGAATATTGAATTGTGTAATGATTCTTTAGTGAAAGATGTGAAAACATTATGTCAAAAAATAGGATACAAAACAGGTTCAGTCAGAAAAAGAGAGCCAAGAAAAAATGTTATAATTGAAGGTAGAGAAATAAAATCTACTAATCCATCATTTTCACTAACCTTTTATGATACTTTATTAGAACAAACTAAAAAACATGATAATGTCAACCGTAAAACAAAAAATTATATTTTAGAACCAATTACTAAAATAATTGAAGTTGGAGAATTTGAAACTTATGATATCTACGTAGAAAACGAAAATCATAATTTTTATGCAAATGGTATTGTGGTTCACAATTCTATGTTGGAAAAAGCAAGAAGAATATGGAAACAACTTTTATTATCTGAGGATGCTATGTTGATATATAGAACGTCAAGAGCACCCGAAAGACGAATATTTAAGGTATTTGTGGGAAACATGGACGATAATGATGTTGAGGCATATGTACAGCGTGTTGCAAATAAGTTTAAACGAGAACAAATTGTTGACAGTAAAACAGGAAATGTTGATATGAGGTTTAATCAAATGGCGGTTGACCAAGATTATTTTGTTCCTGTTAGAGACCCTGCAGCACCAAGTCCAATTGAAACATTACCAGGAGCACAGAATCTTTCAGAAATTGCTGATATTGAATATATTCAAAAAAAGTTATTAACCGCTCTAAGGGTTCCAAAAGCGTTTTTAGGGTTTGAAGAAGTTGTTGGTGATGGAAAGAATTTATCTCTACAAGATATTAGATTCGCAAGAACAATCAATAGGATACAAAAAAGTATGATTCAAGAATTAAATAAAATTGCAATCGTACATTTGTTTTTATTGGGATATGAAGATGAATTATCAAACTTTACATTAGGATTGACAAATCCATCTACTCAAGCAGATTTATTAAAAATTGATGTTTGGAAAGAAAAAGTTTTGTTATATAAAGATTTGGTTATGGATCCAGGTAATGGTATTCAGGCAACATCATCTACATGGGCTAAGAAACATATTTTTGGTTGGTCTGACGAGGAAGTCAGATTGGATTTACAACAACAAAGAATAGAAAGAGCCGTTGGTGAAGAATTGAAAGCAACTGCAACTGTAATCACCAAAACAGGTTTATTCGATACATTAGACAAATTGTATGGTTCTCAAACAGGAGGAACCGCAACCGCGGCCGCATCCACAGAGACACCTGAAGGTATGGAGGCATTCTCACCACCAGGTGATATGGGTGGTGGAGAATCACCACCGCCACCGCCAGCGGCACCTGAAGAAGCTCCGCCAGCAGAAGCACCTGCGTTGGCTCCTGAAAGTAAAATGAATAATTTAAATATGTTAGTTGAATATAACTTAATAGAAGGTTCAAAAACTATAGATTTAGGACAAGGTCAAAATTCTTTATCAAAAATTTCAGAACAACTGGATAAGTTATTAAATACGTAATATTTATAATATAAATAGAATAGCATGACATTCGGACAAGTTAAATCCATAATTGAAAAAAGTCTTCTTGAATCTTATAAAAATGAGACGGAGTTTAAGAGATCTATAAAAGAATTTAAACATAATGTTTTAACAGATAAATCTATATCTAAGTTATATTCAATATATGACCAACTTAGTATACCTCAAGGTTTATCTGAATCGGAAGCAAGAGAATTCTTGGAAGAAGGAATTTCTCTGGCAAAATATGTTTTACAAAAAATAACACTACCCAAATCTATTAGTGAGAATATCATAAATGATTATGAGGATATTGACACACTTGTATACACCACAAAAACAGATTTAAATGAACGAGTTGAATCAAAGAAAAATATATTAAAAGTTCTTACAACTAAGAAGGATATTAAGGAACATGTAAATCTTCCAATAAAGTCTATGGTTAAAATTGCAAACCAAACAATTTCTAATTATGTTGATAATTTGGATGAAAGTGCAAAAAGAGAGTTAATCTCTATTTTATCTGAAGATACTGAAAGATTAAAACTAAAATTTGAATTAATAAAAGATAATGCAATAACCAAATTATATAATATTTTGGAAAATGAAAATGATGGTGAGACTAAAAATAAACTCACTGAGACTATAGAAAAAATAAAAACTGAAGAATTTAATCAAATAAACTATCTCAGAATTAAGACACTAGAACAATCAATTTGATTGTTTCTTTTTTTGTGTATATATTGCTTTCTGAATCTCGTTTCTTCTTCTTACAGATTTTTTAATATACTCTTTCTTTTTGACCAAAGTTTGATTTTGTCTAGTTTTAATTACTTTGGATTTTAAGGTTTTTAGGGCTTTATCCAAGCTTTCCCCATTTTTAATTTCAATAATTAACATAACACATTTATTTTTTGACTTATACTATTATATAGTTTATTTTTATTAAAAATATAAACTTTTTATAAGAAAATGGATGAAAAAAGGAAAAAGTGTGAAGTTAAATCTATATACTCCTATTAAAACAACGTATGGGACAGTAGATTCAAAAAATCTTAAATCAATTTACATAAACATACAATCTTGGGTTACACCCAAAATTGAAGAGGGAAATTGGAAAAGAATCGTTGGATGTTTAATAAGAGATATAAAACTATCAGTACAAGATGTTTTAGATAAAAAAATCTACAACGAAAAAACAATTGTTGATTTAGATTTAAGAACGAGTGGAATACATTATGGGAAAAAGTCTTTTTTTAATTTGGAAATCAACTTATATACTTTGGAACCAACAGATTTTAAAGACTTAAAAATTAAAGAATCAATAAAAAAAATAATCAAAAACATATATAGAAATGACATAATAGGGAATGACTACTTTGATTTTTACCCATCAAAAGTGGAATCTGAATGCAAACTTTAATTTGCAATATATTTATGTTAAAAGAATCAATGAAAAAATTAAGAATATTAGAAGCCAACGAAACGGGTCATGGTATTTTGATTGAGATGGATGCGGGTTATGTATCCCCAAAAGAGAAATATAACGCACATGTTTTACAGGAATCGGCTAAATTAGATTATAGGAATCCTTTTGAATTTTATGCTGTACTTCAGAAGTATAACACTCCAAATAGAAATGGTAGATTCTACCCAGAACAAATATTAAAAAGAGAAGCTGAGAATTACAAAAAAGCAATTGCCAAGGGTTTGTCAACATCAGAATTAAATCATCCAGAATCTTCATTAATAGATTTGGATAGAGTATCTCACATCATAACCGATATATGGTGGGATAAGAATATTCTAATGGGAAAACTCAAACTCCTGACATCACCAGGTTTTCATGAGAGAGGAATCGTATCAACAAAAGGAGACCAAGCAGCAAACCTTATGAGACAAGGAGTTACCTTAGGTATTTCTTCCCGAGGAGTAGGTTCATTAAAAAAAGTAGGTGAAAGAAATGAAGTACAAGATGACTTTGAACTAATATGTTTTGACTTAGTATCATCACCATCTACGCCAGGTGCTTACCTTTTCTTAGACCCAAGTGATAGAGATAAATATGAAGAGAACTTAGAGGAAGAAAAAAGAAATAGACAAACAATTCAGCCTGAATCTAACAAGTCTCTTGATTTAATGAGAAAATTAAACGATTTTTTGGGAAAATAATATAATATGGATATGGATGAAAAATTTTTTGTGGCAAAAGTAACTTACGACCTTCCTGATGATAATACAGGTAAAATCAAAAAAATCAGAGAAGAGAAGTTAGTTAAAGGATATTCAGTCACCGATGTCGAAGCCAAAGTAACTCAAAAGTACAAAGGGTTCAATCACGAATGGAGAATAACCTCAGTATCGGAAAGTAAAATCGATGAAGTAATCGAATAAAGTGGTCAAATTTGACCACTTTTTTTATGCCCATATATCAACCACATTAATAAAAATTTATTCATTTATTCAAAAAAACGCATTTTTTTCAAATTTGATAATATTTATTAGGTAAAACAAATAAAAAAAAAATGCAAGAAAAGAACAAATTAGTTGAAGAGGCGCTTATTCAAATGAGACAAGTTGAAGAAGCTATAGCCGAGAATGCAAAAGGAATACTTCAATCTACCATGAAAGAAGAAATCTCCCAACTAGTAAAAGAGTCCCTTTCCGAACAAGATGAACTTGAGATTGGGGTTGAAGATGAATTTGAAGATGAATCAGAAAATGAAGACGAATTTGAAGATGAAGATGATCTCGAAATGGGTGACTTTGAATCTGACGATGATGATGAATTTGAAGGTGAATTCGAAGATGATGAAGTTGTAGATTTAACAGGAATCGAAGACGAACAAGAACTTCTCAAAGTATTCAAAGCCATGAGTGAAGAAGATGGAATTATCGTCACAAAGGATGGCGAAAATATCCACTTAAAAGACACTGATGATGACACTGAGTACATTCTAAAAAGTTTAGATGAATCTATGCATGACGAATTGGAAGAAATGTATGATGAAGAACTAGAAGAAATGTATGATGAAGAACTAGATGAAGAAATGGAAGATGGAATGTCTGATGAAGAAATGAAATCTACAATTGAAAAAATCTTTAGTGTTGGATCTATGGAGGAAGAAGAAACTCTTTATGAAATTGAATTCGATGAAGAAACCGACGAAGAAACAGAAGAAGGTGAAACTCTTTATGAGATTGAATTCGACGAAGAAGAGGAGGAAGATGAATCCTACACAAATGAATCTTACAACCACAAAAGGGTAAAGAAGACTGAAACTAAAGAAGGAAAATCATCAATCAAACCAAAAGGATTAGGTATATCAAAACCTAAATTCCAATACAAAACACAAAAAGGTGGTTTTGGTGAAGAAATGCCTGAAGCTTTTAAAGGAAAAACAAAGGCAGATGGAACTGGAAACGCCAAGAAAGTTGGTTTTCCTAAGGGAGAAAATACTGATGGTAAAAACAAAGTAGTAGGTAAGAAGACAGAAACTAAAGAAGCTGCTCGTTCTTACGCATTTGGTTCAGAAGAAGGAAGAGGTTTGAGAAAAGGTGTGACACCTAATAGAAATCTTAAATTCGAATCCTTAGAAGCTGAAGTAAAAATGTTACGTGAAAAAAATGAAGAGTATAGAAAGGCCTTGAATGTATTCAGAGAAAAACTGAATGAAGTTGCAATTTTCAACTCAAATTTGGCTTACGCAACAAGATTGTTTACAGAACATTCAACAACCAAAAAAGAAAAAATCAATATCCTTAGAAGATTCGACAATGTTGAAACTCTAAAAGAATCTAAAAATCTTTATAAGTCTATAAAAGACGAATTATCTAAGGTTGATGTTAAACCTATCAATGAGTCATTTGAGAAAAAATTAAATCAAACTGCATCGACAGGTTCCTCAGCATCATTGATTGAATCTAAAACTTATGAAAATCCTCAATTTTTGAGAATGAAGGATTTAATGAGTAAAATAATCTAAAAAATAAAATAAAAAAAAACAAAAAAATGGGAGCATTATTAGAATCAGGTCTTGTTGGTAATATAGGTCTTAAGCACCTAAAAGTTATCAAAGAAGACACAATCAACAAATGGGACAAATTAGGATTTCTTGAAGGTCTTAAAGGTCACATGAGAGAAAACGTTGCACAGCTTTATGAAAATCAAGCATCTTATTTGATTAACGAAGCGTCAACTACATCAGATACAGGAGCTTTTGAAACTGTTGTATTTCCAATCGTTAGGAGAGTATTCTCTAAACTTTTGGCAAACGACATCGTTTCTGTACAGGCAATGAACTTACCTATCGGTAAATTGTTCTACTTTGTACCTAACATCCAAAATTATGAAAGTGGTGGAGAACATTATAAGCCTTATGGTGCACCAGGTGGTCCTGGAACACCAAATGAAGGATATAATTATAACGAGGGTAGAGACCTTTATGATAGATTTTATGAAGGTAATGAACCGGCGTTAGACCCTCCAGGTTTATTTGACTATTCAAAAGGTACTTTTTCTGCGGTTACAGCATCTGCCGTTACTGCAGTTTGGGATTCTACAACTTTAAATTTAGTACAATCTGCATATACTATAAATGAGGGTCCTGATGGTGGTTCTTATAGAAAAGTATTACTTATTATGTCAGGATTTGCCCAAGATGGTGCCGGTAAACTTATCGGGCCTGATGGTAATCCAGTGGATAATGAATCTTTTTTGGCGGATTTAACTATAACTCCAACAGAGGCAACCAGGGCGATGATAGGTGGCACTGGTCCGGTATTATTTAGAGTTGTAACTCAAAGATATGGTAAAGGTATTGTTCAATATGGTAACAACAACGCTGATCTTGTATTCCCTAACTCAAAAACAGGTGGTGGTCAATATGATGATATTTGTGATATTAATGGTAATATCTATTTGGAAGTTGATTTACAGACCCCTGTTTGTGTTTCTTGTGGAGGTTCAATTGACGGATATACAGGTTCTACATTCTCCTCAACTACAGCGACTAACAATGCATTTATTCCTACGTACAGAATTTACAAGAATTTGGAATTCGAAGACAGAATAGGTGAAGTTTCTTTCGACCTTATGTCAGTAACAGTATCTGTAACAGAAAGAAAACTAAGAGCTCAATGGTCACCTGAAATGGCACAAGACGTTGCAGCATTCCACAATATCGATGCCGAAGCAGAATTAACCGCTCTACTTTCTGAGCAGGTTGCGGCTGAAATCGATAGAGAGATTTTGAGAGACCTTAGAAAAGGTGCAGCTTGGAATCTTAGATGGGATTACAATGGATGGAAGAGGTTAGGTTCTAACGCAGTTCCTTACACTCAAAAGGACTGGAACCAAACTCTTATCACTGCAATAAACCAAATTTCAGCTCAGATTCACAAATCTACTTTGAGAGGTGGAGCGAACTGGATCGTTGTATCTTCTGAAATCAGTGCAATATTTGACGACTTGGAATACTTCCACGTATCAAACGCGGCTCCTGAGCAAGATCAGTACAACATGGGTATTGAAAGAGTAGGAACTCTTGCTGGTAGATACCAAGTTTATAGAGACCCTTATTTCCCACCTAACCAAGTGTTGTTGGGACACAAAGGAACATCTCTATTGGACACAGGTTATATCTACGCACCATATGTTCCACTACAGTTGACACCAACAATGTATAACCCATTCAACTTTACACCAATCAAAGGTATCATGACAAGATACGCCAAAAAGATGGTAAATAATCGCTTCTACGGGAGAATTACAGTTGATGGTGTTAGAACATTTGATTTAAGAGAATTGAGATAATCAAAATCTTTTATAGTTACAAAAAAAGGTCAGAAATTTCTGACCTTTTTTTTTTATTAGAAATCTAATAATTTATAATATTTATAAATAAAAAAAAATGATAAAACAAGATTGGAATGTAAGTGATGATGATAGGAAAAGAATATTGTCCCTACATGAAACGGCGACAAAAAAAAATTATTTAATATTTGAACAAAACACATCAAGTTTGTTACCAATAAAAAATAATCAACAAATCTCTAATACAAATAGTGGAGAAAAGGTTAGTGAAGATATTACAATAGAATTTAATTTTCCAACTGGATTTCATAGTTTAAAAACACCTGGTATAATTGACCAAGTTACAAATGCATTTCGTAGTCTAAAACAGTTTTTAGATAAGTATAATAATCCAGAGGTTTCTGATGTAACGATAGTCGCAGGAGAATCTAAAATTCGTAATAGAGATAATGAAGATATTCAATCTGATGGTAAGGGAAAACCTGTTAATCCAGGAGTTTTAGCAAGAAGAAGAAATTCAACTATTCAAAATTTATTAACCAAGAATTTTAATGGATTAGTCAAATCCGGATACTTACCAAATATCCCTAAATTTATCAATGATATTCAGATAGGTGTTGAAACTAAACTACCTGAAGCGTTAAAAGAACAATTTGTTAAAGCAACTTTTAAAGTTATAGGAGAAAAAAAATCAGAGGAAATTCCAACATCTGAATGTGACTTTAATTTGGAGTTTAAAATTGAATATAAATATGTTAATAGTAACAAAAACCCAAAATTTCATTGTTGTGACAACGCAAAGTTTACGTTACTTCTAAATGGTGTTCCAATAAAAGTTACACGTCCAATAGAGGAAGATCCAACTATTTTTAATTTGAATAATATAAAAGATTGCGGCGCACGGTCTCAAAGTTTATATGTTGACTCTGAAACCGCAAAAAAAATTTTAGAAATAAAAGAACCAATAGATGTTTCATTTAAATGTCAGTCAAAGGGTGGTGAAGTAAGAGATGGTGTAACTGGAAAAACAGGATGTCATGAAGCCCCGATGTTAATGACTGTACTTAAAGACGGAAAAGAAGTTGAGCCTCCTAGATATTTAGGTACTCTTAAAGATAAAACAAAAAGGATGGAGCATCTAGAAGTAAGAAAAATTGCAACAATTGATAAATGTGGTATTTTTAAATCTTTCGAAAAAGATACAATAAGTGATACTGGCGAGGGTGACAAATAAAAAATTAATTTTTTATCTGTTTTTTTAATTTTTTATTAATTTTCACGATAGTTTTTTCATAATTACTATCGTATTCTTTTTTTGTCACTAATTTTCCATTCCATAATTTTATATAATGGATAGTATCGGGTTTATTAGTAAACCTAATTACTTTTGTTCTATTGACAACATGACCATTAACAATTTCAACTCGTGTTGTTTTACAAGAAATAAAAAAAAAAATAAACAAAAAGATTAGATATTTCATGTTTTTTATTTCTAACAAAGATATAAATTTATTTTTAATTACGGTTAAAAATAAATTATTTTTTTTTTACCTATTTATTTTGATTCTGGTGAATCGTATCCCATTTGTTGTGTGTTGAGTTGTCTTAAACATTTTGAAACAACCTCGGACTCCGCAAGACTAAAAACGCCCATCTTATAAGAATATTCTAAAGCTTTGGTAATCATAAACAAAGATTGTGGGTTTGACAGTGAATTTATAAGATTTGAAAAATCTTCAGGGTCATAATAAGGAATCGATTCAAATAAGATTCCGATTGGTTTTTTTTCTTCCATAATTATATTTGTAAATATTTATTAATAGATTATAAGTATATGAAAAAAAATATAATAAAAGAAGCGACTGGTGCCGCAAATGCGGGGAATTATAAAGTTCCTATTGTACTTGCACCTGAAGTTTGGGATAAAGGAGAACTACATCCATTTACAGAACCAGTATACTCTTATACTAATGCAGAACTCGCTTATGAAGAAGCGGATGGTGATTTCAAACAATCTCCACAGAAAAGAGCACAAATAGAAAGAAAAACAAAAAAATTATCAAAGAAAAATGAATATCTTAAAAAATTCTATACAGGACAAAATGATGAAGAAGGTTCTGCAATAAACCCAACTAAAAATGGTGAACCATTGAAAGAAGAATTATTAAAAGAAGATTTGGCCGTGTGGTTTGGAACAAAAAAGAAACCTAAAGGAAGTAAACAACCCAAAGGTCCATGGGTTAATATTTGTAGAAAAGATAAAGACGGTAAACATCCACCATGTGGAAGACCTGAAGCCGATAGTAAAGGATACCCAAAATGTAGAGCGGCTGGTGTTGCAGGTAAAATGTCAGACTCACAAAAAAAGGCCGCTTGTGCTCAGAAACGAAAAGCCGAAAAAAGTGAACCTAAATCAGGAACTGGTAATAAACCTACTATGACATCTTACAAACCTAGAAAAGAATCTGTAAGAGAATCCATACTTAAAATACTCAGAGAAAAGTTAAATAAAGTTAATTAACAATACGGAGCAGAACATCTTTTCTTTCCGTCCAACCCTGGCATTTTACCTTTACAAACTTGAACTGCGTATCCATTCGCATATGCTGATGGATATACTTTGAATTTAGATTTTGCCGCTGATTTTCCCCTAGCACATAATTTAGTTCCAGTTTTTTTTCTACCTTCCATCATAGTCATTTCATCCTCGTCTTCATAATCCATTTCGTAACCTTCCTCATTTGTTTGATTCATTAAAAAATCAAAAACTTGGTCTAAGTTATTTTTTGCTTCGGCAATATGGTCTTGAGCCCAATCATGACCATCGGTCAAAATCTCTTCAATTTCTTTGTGATTCAAATCCAAAAGAATTTCACATTGTCTTTTCATTTGTTCCAAATTACTGAAAAACATATATCTTTCAGATTCTTGTTCTTCAAGAACTTTTTTAACTATTTTAGTTATATCGGATTCACTTAATTTAATTGTTCTTTTCATAATTAATTCCAGCTGTCTAAATTTAATGTTTTTATCTGATTTAAAATTTGGTCATTTATAGATGAATATCTATTAAAATGATATAATGAATTATCGATTAGAGTTAGTAGTGCATTTTTTCTTTCTTGAGGCATATTTAATCCACTTACTTTATTTTTTAATTGTGTAAGTTCGGACATTACTTGTTGATTAGGTTCATCCAACTTTTTTAATTTTCTTATTAAAGTTTGTAGTTTACTCATGTTTTGGAAATAATCCATTCCATATCCTCGCTTAATTCCTTTAACGCCACGATAAAAATCTTTTACATTATCAATAATCCCTTCATTTGATTCTTGTTCTTCAAGAACTTTTTTAACTATTTTAGTTATATCGGATTCACTTAATTTAATTGTTTTTTTCATATTACTTATGATTTACGATCTGAAATGTTAATTGTCTTTTATAAGTATCTTTTTCTCCGGAAGTATTCACTTTTATATCAACATAATATTGATTTGGGATTTTATCTCTCATATCAAATATAAAATAATACTCATTTGGAGTTCGATTTATTTGAGTCCAATCTTGGACTTGTACTTCGGTTGTTCCTTCTTTAACATAAACTCTGTAATACGCAACAACATCGTGTAACATATTTTGAGCGGTATAAGCCCTTTTAATTGTAACACCAACTTTTCGAATATCAGTATTTAATATTTTTTCATTTTGTTTTATACCGTATATGTCAAATCCAAATTTCATTGGTTCTTTAGATAGAGTTCCGATTTGAATTCCAGCGGTATAATTTTGTAAGATAAATTGATTTGTAACATTAGGTATTGATTGCCCATTTATTTCTAATCCTGTCCAAACATCATAAAAAATACATGGAGTTGGATAATTGGTAAATTCATCAGGAATCGTTACCTCATATACACCTTTTGTCCTTAAACACGTAGTTAATCCAACCAAACTAGGTATTAGTTCACCATTGGCATCCTCAATGTTCACGGTAGGTAAAGAATCTAAATTCACAAAATCACCATTTTGGTAAACATACAAATATAATTTGTTTGTCTGATTTTTCAGAAAAATATTTCTATCATCATGAATTAGGTCATCAAAATTAGTTAAAAGGTATGGTTGATAAAATGTTTGAGTATATTTTGAGAAAAAGGCAACACTATAACTTTCTGTAAGTCCGGTGATGTTTTCTACTTCAGGAACATATGCTAATCCCCAACCTGTGACACCTGTTATTGTTCCGTTGAGTATTCCATTTATTTCATTGGTCATATCCATTTCGAGGTTTTCGTTTCCGAGTTCGAAATGTTGTGTTGCGATGATGGTAAGACCTGAGTAATTTACTAAACCTTCATTTTTATTATTGTAAATTCCTTCTTCTGACCAATTTGTTATTGTCGTTGATTTATACCAATTTGATGGTCTATCTGAGAAGGCTCGACTATCTACATATGTTAGGGGTGATTGACCACCTACCGCACTATTTTTTGTGAGGTTGAAATCGTTAAAATCAAATCCTACACCTTCATCCCAATTTTGTGGATTTCCTGTATCTCCTGAGGTATTTGGGATTCTAAATAGAATAAGGTCGAATGATGTTGCTCTTCTCCTTGAGTTGGTCATGAATGTATTCAGGAGTTCATTGTCGAATGATGATGTATTGACCATTTTAAGGGTGTGTGTCATATCTGTTGTACATCCTGTGGATATAAACCCTGACTCTATATTTTCAATAAGTAATGATAGGTCTATATTGAAAATATATCTTGTATAACCATAGTTTGGTATGATATAATCTGATGAACCAAAATTCAATTCAAGTACGGGATTTCTCGCCGTATTGGTATATGAATTGGAAATAATCGTATTGTTCTTACTTACAAAAGATTGATAAATTGACATTTATTTTTTATTTATAAATATCAATTAATTCGAATATGTTGGTTAAGAACTTTATTTGTTGCGTTTTGCATTTCCGTCAAGATATTTTGTACTTGAGTTCCATCTTTTGATATTGTCACTGGAGCATAGCCAGGAAATGGATGTGTATGAGTCACAAGAAATCTAACTATTAGGTTAAGTAACTCCAATAGTTCCTCTCCCCTAACCATACTTGATGTATTTGGAATTATCTCTCTTCCGAATTTTTCTGCAGATATACCATATAAAGTGTCATCGAAGTTTATTTTCTTCTTTCCCGGTATGGAGGATAAATGAGATAATAAGAATAGTTTGTCCGAACCTAGCGCACCATATGTTCCAGTATTATCAATTCTCTTCTCTCTTTCTAATATTCTCTTTTTAAGATCCACAGGAGAACCAACATTGTCTTTGGATATGATTAATCCATATCCTCCTTCTAATGCGGGGTATAGTTTAATACCTTTGTATATATCACCAAAATGTTTTGCGGCTACTCCTGAACCAGAATTATCATTTAATAATTGGTAATTAAGTGGAGATGGTCTATAAAATATTGGAAATTTTTCTCCCTGATCTGAAAATAAAGGTTCTCCTGTCTGAGACTTATCACTTTGATTACAATTCTGTATGAATTTATTTATAAATGTAATTACCTCAGATTTAGTTAATTGTGTAAATCTTTCACGATAGAATAGATATTTAAGATTTTCTGGAATATCACTATTGACCGTCAGATTTTTAGAGTTAGTAGTAAGATTTGGTTTTAATTGATATAAATAAATCGCACCTCCAAATTTATCTACCTCATTCTCAGGATTTGATATATAATATTCAATCAAATATTTAACTTGTAAAATTACAGGTACTGATTCAAAATAAGAGCTTGATGGTAGTTTTTGTATCGTACTAGGAAATCTGGATAATTGTAAAAACCCACGGAAGTTATTTACTGTTGGAATACTATTTGCCCTTAACCTTTCTTCTGCATATTTTCCAGCGCGGATTAATACTTCATCCTCTTTAACTATTACATCCGCACTACCTCTACCCAATAAAGCATTGTCCCCTGGTTGAGGGAATACTCCAAAATATTTTTTATCTATAGAACCATCCTTTTTCTTAATGTATGGTGGTAGGTTAAACCTTATACCTGTTCCCATAAATTTATCACCACCCGCCCAATATTGAAATCCTGATGAGGTTGGTGAATAAAAAGTGCTCTGTATATAATATTGATTAACAAACTTGAAGTCAGGGTTACTATACATCACCAAAACCATCTCTTCCACTTTTGGTGTTTGATATATATAGTATGGAAGTAACGGTTGAAAAACAAATGGGTCTCTGATAGACCAAGGGTCAGTCTCAGGATTCCAAGGTGGGTCTGTGATACTATTTATTATCGCATTGTAGTCGTCAGTAATTCTACGACCTCTAATCCTACCCAACATGGCTGGATCTTGGTTGTCCAAAACCTCACATTGATAAAAAAAATTCTGTTGTTTTTCCATTATTTGACCCTACTTTCGTGTTCCTTCAATATATTATTATACATTAATTCGATATTATCTAAATAGTAAGTCATTTTTATTAGATGGTCTTTTGTATCATCGAATTCTTGTGACAAAAAATCTAACATCTCTACCAACTTAGCATTTGGTAGATTTTGTAATTCTGTTTGATTTTTTGTAATTTCTTCTAAAATTTCTTTTTTCATACTAGAAAAATTTTGAGAATATTTCAACTTTACCTAATGGACTAATACCAAATGATTGTACTTTACCATTCTCAGAAATTTCTTTATCAATACCTTTTACAGTTGATGATAAGAATTGTAACATCAAATTTGGAGAACCATCAGTATTTGGTCCTGTATCAATTCCTAAACTTTGTAAAAATTGAATACTATTTATAGTCGATCTTTCAGGAGATGTACCAGGTAACAATGGACTGAACAATAATAAAGGTTCGGGTATTCTTGAGGCACTTAATGGCGGTCGCGCTATCAAACTCAAAATACTTTCAATATTATCTAATAAACTTTTACATTTATATAAATCTTGAACAAGTTGTGAAATAACAACTGCAAATTGTAACAATCTTGTAATTATGTTATAAATTTTAGTAACCTTAGACCTGTTGATATCTTTTACCACTATTTGTATAAGAGCAAAAATATCTCTCTTAAATATTTCAAATAATTCTTTTAAAAAAATATTAGACACTTCTCGAGTTACTTCGATATTGAACGTTCTAAATTTTTTCATGAAATCTTTAGCATCCGAAACAAGGTTATTAGTTTGGTTTGATAAATTATTTGCCGGATTGGCAATCTCATTATTCGATGTTATTGCTTGATTATATGTAACAGTAGCCTTTCCTTGAGTAACCGCAAGTAATGTAAAAATTGGCAACAAAGTTTTTGGTGTTAAAATTGAGAAAACTAAGGCCACAGGAATTTTGGATATAATATTTGAATCTATTGCAGGCGTAACTAAAAAGTCAGGAGGTATCAATTCTTGCCAATTTGGATTTTGTGAAATACTGTCAGTAATTTTAGACATCTCCTCAACCTTTTCGGCGTCAGAAATACCATCAGACAAATCTCTAAATCTTATCAATTGGTCCGTTAAATTTTCAAAATCAACAGGTAATTTTACGTTTTGACAATCAACAAATTCCATAACTCCATTTTGGATGTTTGAAATTTCTACATCTATATTTCTTAAATCAACTTCATTAAGTTCAAAAAAACTATCATCTACACCATCTAATTCAGCAACTTTTGATATACCACTTACATCTATCTCACTTCTAGAATCATAACATAATCCCAAAATTCTTTGAATTATTATCTGAGTTGCGTTATAGTTTAACAATTCCTCTCTACCCCACTTACCGGTCATTGACATTGACCCTGTTAGTATTTGTATTAATGAGGCAGATATTGATTCCCAACTACTTATTTTTATTGTTTTGTAGTAGTCAGTTATAAATGTACTGACACTATTGTAGATATTACCATTATCATCAGTTCTATTTGTTAGAACCACTTGAAAGAAGTTCCCACTAACACCAAACTCATTTTGTGTTGTGTATTTAATATCAAACAACGGATTAAGAGATAAACCTTGATAATTTCTACCAATTATCTCACTCATCCATCTTCCCTGATTTGAGTCTGTCATTAATTCGTTCAGTAGTTTGTCTGTGGGAAATGTTAGAAATCCTCCGTAAGGAATGAATGCTGGATCACCAGAAGGATTATCTTTTTCGTAGTATACTTGTCCAAATTTACTATTTGGGTCGTATTTCAAATTTCCCAAAATATCAATAGACTGTACCGGAATAAATATTGATTGACTTACAGGTAAGGAGTTAAGATTTGGAATTTGACCAAACGCATCAACATTTACACCATCATAAGATTGTTCTTCAGAACAACCCAAAACTTTTAAAGTTGCTTTTTGTATTATTTGTTGTAGTTGAGGTTCAATTTTTACTGCAGCTTCTAAAACTTTCTTTTTTAGAAATTTAACCGTTTCTGTTTGATTTTCTCCACCACCAACTGATTTGATAAGATTTGTCATTTCTGACATCTTATCGTTTACATTTCTTTGAAATCTTTTCTGTTCCTCAGTTATTTTATTTAACTGAGTGGCAACATCGGAGACTGATTTTTGAAAAGAATTTTGAGTATCTCTACTGGCTTGTTTCTCAGATTTCGATAAATCAACGTATGTTTTAATAGATTTTATCTTAGAATCTATATTATTCTTAGATTGATTTACATCAACTGATTGCATATTTACTTCATTTTATAAGATGATTCACTCTTTTCAATATCTTTAATCATAAGATTTTGAATAACATCATCATCAAGATCGTTGAGTGTAAATGTTTCTTGATTACTATTTGATTTTTCCCAAATACCGGATTGTAGTTTAGATAGACTTATTTTTTTCTCAACACAATCGTTTACAATTTTTTGTTGTTTTTCAATAACAGGACCAATTGTTGTCATATCTTCAGGGTCCTTCAACATTGACAACATTTTATTTTGTATACGAATTGCCGTTTGTCTTTGTTCAACAAGTTCATTATATATCTCTTGCATCAAAGACAATATTGATTCTTTGGTAAAATTAATTTCTTTTCTTTGTGGCCTTGGCATATCTATAAATATTTAATATTAATTTTTAATTTGACTTTGTAATATTAAATATAACTTTTTGAATCTTTTGATAGATCCTCGTATTTCTTTCGTAGTTAGGTTTGTCATTTCCCGAAGAGAAAGTAATATAATATTTTTGTTGAATTTGTTATTTTCGGTTGCCGAAAATATTGTTTCATAGTTGTCAAATAAATCGACTAAGGCATATCCCAATTTCATTTCGTTTTCATTCAGATTTTCATCTTCAATAAAATTTTTCAACTCGACAAGATATTCTGTGATAATTAAATTTGGGTCTTGAATTTCATCATCAATTCTGTATACCATATCAGGTCTTTCTTCTAAACTAGAAGATATATCTTCATATGATACTTTCCTATTTGTTTCCTTTTGGTCTTTGATTATCTGACCCATCAAATAATTTTTACATATTGTTCCAAAGTAAGAATACGCTTTTTTGTTTTTTGATGGTTTGAACTTGTCGACTTTGGTCATCAAGAACGAATGAGTATCTGTATGAATTTCTATGAAATCCATATCTTTACGATACAACTTGTATCGCCTTATAATAGATGAAATCATCTTATCTAAAGGCCCTCGTAGAAATTCATTGTATATTTTATTCTTCTCCTCAAAAGTTTCAGCCAATAAAAATAATTTTACAGCGTCTTCTTCTCTTACATCAAAATAATTTTCTTTAACCGATTTTCTACCTCTTTTTTTTGATGAATTATCTACAGTATGTGCAGTTGTAGATTCCTGCATTAAACATTTTGTGCATCATATTTTATGGACCTATCGTCCTTGAAAAAATATTCTTTTTTCGCAAGTTCTATCCAAAATCTAACTTCATCCTCCAACATTTTTTCATCACCAAATTTATACGTCCAAAATATTGAACCTTCTCTTAAATTTAAATGTTTGTAACCTAATCTTGGAATCGTTGTAATTGATACTGAATTATATGTCATTCTTAATAAGAATTCATAAACAAAGGTTAGTTTCATCGATGGTTTGAACCCACCAAAATCTTCAATAAGTTTTTTCTTAAAAACTGAACCTGCGGTTTGAAAATTTTGATAACTTTGTAATGTATCATTTGTCAATTTACCTATTTCATTTGTGAAATTTGCGGCAAAGGTTGCCTCATTTGTAAATCCAACAAATGTCAATTTATCATCGACATCCACAACAACAGGTAAAAACATTTCTACTGTTGGTAGTTGTTCCATATAATTTTTGACATTTTTGAACCAAATTGGAGCGTATTCGTCATCAAACTCGAATAAACTTACCCATTCACTTTTTACCTTTGATATTCCAAAGTTAACCTGAGAGGCATAATTAGGCTCTTTTTCCCAAGGTATAAGAGATACAGACAAATCTCCAAAATCATATTCAGATAATAACTCAACAAGGCTTTCCTCCAAAGTATGGACAATAACCAACTCTTCAATTTGAACTAATTGTTTTTGTAATGATTCTATTGCTTTTTTGAAAAAGTCTTCAAAATCTTTAACTTTAGAAGACTTAATCGGTAATATTACAGATACAGGTATTTTATTTTCCATATTATTGTTCAGTTTTAGATAATTGTTCTTCAAAAGATTCTGCTCTTTGTGTTAAAATATTTCCAAACAACGAAAGAACTTTTTCTTCAAATTCTTGTTTATTTTGATAAACTTCAATAGTTGATTTCATGTGAGAATATAATTCAGGATTTATATTATCTTCTAACCAATTTTGGATAAATTCGGCAATAACGTCAGTCATTATTGTTTGGTCTGTAATCCACAATCCATTATCATCGTTCATCCAATCTGGAGGTAAGTTTGGTATTTTACCAATAACAGGCACATTTGATGCCATAGACTCCAAAGGAAATGTGCCAAAACCACTATCATTGTCAATCCACACACTAACAAAACATTCTTTCAGAGATTTTGCAAAATCTTTTTCTGACAAACCCCTCAAATCTCTGAATGTGAACCATCTATATTGAGGAAATTTAAGATAAAATTTCTTTATAATGTTCATTGTATCACTATGGTCTCTAGTATGAATACCAATAATAGGTAATGAAGGTTTATCACTAGGTGTGAATACTTCACTTATATATGGCGGTATTATTTCAAATGTACTTTGACGCATTATACGTTCAATATATTGTTTTTGTTTTTCAGTTGTGGTTATACACTTGAAAAATCCAAATTGAGCCCAATTTTGACCTGGTTGCAATGTCTCAACAATATACGCATAACATTGAGCTAGAGTAATTTTAGCACAAGGTAGTTTTTTTAATTGTTCCATAACATATCCAAATATTTCTGGAACAACTATAATGTCTTCAGGACTTACTTCTAAATTTTGACCCTCAATAGATTTATGTGGTATTTCCATAAAATCAGACTCCAACCAAGGAACTCCACCATATTCTGTTTTTTCATGTAGAATAATTGGATTAAACCCGTTTTCTTTCAATGTTCTTGCCATTTGATATATGTATCTAACAGATGCTTTGGCATTACCTTTAGTATCTTGAACCATCAAATAAATTCTCGATTTTTTTTCTCGTAAATTTTTGATAGATTCTTTAACTTTTTCTGTCAATTGTTGGTCCATATTAATAACTGTTTATTAATTTTTTATTTAGTAAAGTATTGAATGCTATTCTAAAAGGAATAGATGTTTTTGTGGTTCCTTTAATTCCAAGTTTTTCATCAAAAACTTCATTATTTTCAGTCAGGATAGTATCTAACAACATTTTAACCATTTCAAATTTAATTAAATTTATTTTTGTTTCGTTATCATCTGTTGTCCCACTAACATTTAAAATTTCTTCATCTATTTCTAAATACTCCTCAATTTTATCAAGGTCTATGAAATAATTTTCACCTAATACATTAATCATATAGTTCTTCAATTTTTAATTTGAGTTGTTTAATGGTTGAGATTTCATGATCAACCAAAATGTCTGTATTATAACTTGTGTTATATTTAATCACGGTTTTATTTTCAGGATGATTTAATAATAGTTTAGGATTCGCAGTAAGTAAAACATCTACGGAATCCCACATTGAATTAATTGTAATTTCACTGTAAAATTTTATAGTTTCGACTAAACATCCAAATTTAGAAATAAAAAATAATGATGCCGGTTTTGATTTTCCTATTTCATCGGAAACTATGAGTATGTCGTGTTTATCCCTCATATCCATATAAAAATTATTAAAGTCCATAATCCCACTATTTTCAACAGAACCCGCATGACCAAATATTTCCATAGTATGGTCTTTATACATAAAATTGTATAATTCATCCGAATTTTTGAATGCGAAATGTTCGATAAGATTCAAAGAAGTTACATCACTCAATATTTTATACTCAAAAGTATTTTCTATTTGAGTTAGTGACGTATTACCTGATAAGTCCATATCATAAATCTTATCACTTATAAAGTCAGGATTTTGTTCAATCAAGTGTTTTTCATAAACTTGTCTGAACTTACCAATTGTATCTCTTAGAACACCATTTAATTCTATTCCAATCCTCATTCATCATATCTTTTTAACATTTTAGAAATTAACGGATTTCTTACAACGTCTTCGGGCGAAAATTCAAAAGTTCCAACATCGGTCAAATCTTGAAATCTTTTAATCGCATCCCACAGTCCAGTTTGTGTTTTGTCTTTGTGTCTGTCAAATTGTTCTAAGTCTCCAGAAATGAAAAACTTAGAGTTAAACCCAATTCTTGTCAACAATAATTTCATCTGACTTGGAGTTGAATTTTGTGCCTCTTCAAATATTAGTATTGAGTTGTCAATGTTCATTCCTCTCATATAAGCCAAAGCAAAAACTTCAATCGCTTCAATTTCTTTAAGTTTTTCTCTTACATCTTTACCTATTATTTTATTTAAAAGATAGTAGGATGGAAAAATATAAGGGTCCAATTTTTCTTCAACACCACCTGGTAAACTACCTAACTTTTCTTCAGCCTCTACTGCTGGTCTTACAATTATAATTTTTTCGTATGGAGTTTCAGGGTCTGATAACAAATCAACTGCACATTTCATCGCAATATAACTTTTACCGACACCCGCAGGACCTACACATATTGTAATTTGATTGTCCTGTAAAATATTATAATATTGTTTTTGATTTTCTGTTAAAAATTTTTGTTTAGTTTTTCTTTTTATTAAGGAACAAATTTGTTGTTTTTTATT